CAGATCTACTAATATCTGCTATATCAGCTACAATTTTATGAAAGTCTGCTTTTCCTTCATCATACTGTTCTGCAATAGAAGCCACTCCAAGGACCCCTGGTGTACTTAAAGCAAAATGCACTACCAGCCTAGGTTCTTGTTGAGAATAGTCAAAACAACCCCATCTATGGCCCTTCTCGGGTACAAATATAGCCCTAACTCCATTACCTATATCTGTATAATTTGGAATCTGTTGAAGGTTTGGATTAGAATAAGACAGTCTACCTGTCACTGTACCTCCAAAATCTCCTTTTAATTGATGTATGTCAGAGTGTATTCTACCATTGTATACAAACTTTTTTAAAGAATCCACGAAAGTATTTCTTAACTTGTCAGCCTCTCTAGCACTATTGATTGCTCTTAACACAGGGTCTTTGTGATTTTTTAAATAATTTTTTGTAAAAGAAGGCTTACCTGTTTTAGCTGTTCTATCAAAATCATCTATGTTTCTAGCAATACATGCTTTTTCTATACTAGATGCAGCCCATACTTCAGGATAAAAACCTATCTCTTCATGAACTCTTTTCATATAAGAATCATAATTTTTTTGTAAGGTAGATTCTACTCTTTCAATTTGATCTTCATCTACTCTAACACCTTTTAATTTCATGTCTAACAAACATGGAAATACTTGTTGTTCTAGTTCTACAATTGCATGCAAGTCTTGTGCATTTATTTCTTTTTTAAACTCTTGCCACAAAGCTAAAGTTATTTCAGCATCTTGTTCAGCATACTCACCTACATACATTGCAGGTAATTTGTACATTTCTGCTTTAGGATCAACACCCCATTCTTTTGCAGCTTCTTTTAATGCAGTTTCATTTTTACCCATGCCAACATAGTCGTTTGCAACAGAATTTAAATCATATCTAAATCTATTTTCATCAACTAAAGACGCAACCACCATAGTATCTACGACTGTTCCGTGAACCTTGAGTCCAAGCCTGTGTATCCAACACATATCATAAATGGCATTGTGAAATATTTTTAATGAATCTGTTTTTAAAACATCTGTAAACCAATCAAGAACTTGTTTTCTATTCATGTTAGGTCCTGCTTCATGAGCTATTGGATAATATCCAGCCCAATCTTTTACAGCGATAGCTATACCAACTACGTCTCCTTCGTTTCTTGTTGATGAAGATCCTTTTGTTTTTAAATCAGGATCTTTTGTTTCTAAGTCAATCGAGATCTCATCATACTTTGATAGGTCTGGAAAGTGATCAGGCTGCACCCAATCTGTATGTTGTTTAAATAGTGTTTTCATTATTTCCTTTTGGTTCAAAGATATATTTTTTCTCTATTAATTTATTTAGTTTTTCTTTATTACTAAATGCATATAAAGATGCTTCATATCCGTGCGGAAATATTTCCCAACTAACTAGACTAGGATATATCTCTACCTTAAATTTATATTTACTTACTTTTATTTCTTTTGTTATTGGTTTACTTCTCATCTTTCAGTCTTTTTATTTCTAATTCACAATAGTGAATTATTTTTTCTAAGTCTTTTATCTTATCTTTTTCAATATATCTACAAACATATTTCACAACGTTTCCTTGAAAGAATGTAAGACCATTCTTTGAAATAAATTCGTAGGGTTGAATCGGAAAAAATTTATAATGAGATCCTCCGATTTGTTTTTCTTGAGGAAAAGCTTCCTCTAACATATTATTGTCTGTCATTTGTTTACTCCTTTTCATCGTAAAAATTGTCTTGTTAATAATGGAAACACATTTTTTGTACTATGTTGATATATCATCAAAACTTTTCTTGGTCTTGATGTTGCAACATACGATACTCTGGTTTCCTCATCTTCTTGTTTTCGACTACCACTATTGTAAGATTTTAAAGAGTTTGGTCCCCAATTAGAATCTACAACTACTATGTCAGCCTCCATACCTTTTACGGAATGAATAGGTGCAATTTTTATATTACTCTCCAAATTATTATCTCTCTCCCAACAATGTTTTAAATAAGCATTTAAATGATCATTGTCTCTAAATAACTCACTACTTGTTTCAAATCTTAAAACTTCAAACCACTCTAATTTTGCATCACCTTTAAAATAATATTTGTCTCTTATATCTTCAAAACTTAAATATAAATCTGGATCTTGTAATTCTGGTGGTTGTGTATCAGCATGTTCTAAAGCTCCTTTTTTTCCATACTCTATTAAACCAGGTGCTAATTTTTTAACCATTTTTAAATATTGTTTACCTTGTATAACTCCACCTGATTTTAAAGTATCCCAAGCTTGTATTAATTGTTTTCTATCTTCTTGATCAAAAATAGTTTTAAAAGAAGTGCCTCTATCGTGAGCATAGTTTTTTTCTTTAAATATAAGACCGTAATCTATACAAAATTGTTTAAATTTATGTGCAATCGCATTTGTTCTAGCGCACATTATTACGTCTGATTTTGAATCAATACTATTTCCTAAAAGTCTTAGTGAATCAATAAAACCAAAACTACCTTCTTTTGTTGGATCACATTCAAATTTTGTACCTAATCTGTTTTGTATCTGCCCCTGTATTTTCATTACAACTTTATATATGGCAGGAGGTAATCTATATGTTTTAGGTAAAGATCGTACACATTCTTTTTTACATGGCCACTTTTGAAATATTCTAGCATCAGATCCTTTCCATCCATAAATAGATTGATCATCATCTCCTACAAGAACCAACTCTTCAGTATTTCTAGCTATCTTTGATATTACTTGCCATTCTAGTTTAGATAAATCTTGTGCTTCATCTACTAGCACAAGTTTGTATGGTTTGAATTCTATGTTTTTTGCTAAAGCTTTCTCTAACATATCATCAAAGTCTATCATCTGATAGTGATCTTTAAATTTTGTAAAATTTTTAAATACATAACTTATCTCAGGTCTTTTATATCTAACTCTAGAATAACTAGCGTCCTCATCATAAAAATGAAATATTCTTTGTAATGGATCTTTTTCTATTTTGTATTCACCATTTACTTTTATAGCTTTCTCAAAACCTAAAGAATGTTTTGCTAAACCTATAAGATTCATGATGGCTCCAAACTTTTTATCATGTTCTTCACTCCAACCCACAGCAACTTCATCAGTGCCATCATAGTTAGTGTCTGCTATTTTAGGCCAGTTGTCTGGATCTGTTTTTATCAAACCTTTAAAAGTTTTCTTTGCACTCTCATTAAATATTTCATATTGATTTAAGTGATCTTTACAAAACTTGTGTATTGTTTTTATAGACTCTGCTTGCTTTTCAGTTAAAAATAAAGATAATGTTTTGTCATGAATCGCTCTATCTTGTAAATTTTCCACAGTAGCTTTTGCAAAACCTATCATTAAAACTTGATCAAAATGCATTCCTGCCTCAAAGTTTCTTTTTAACATTTTTAAGATTTCAGTTGTTTTACCACAACCAGGTCCACCTAATATCTTGTAACGTCTTTTATAAAATCTATCTATCTTAGTAGTCATTCTCTTGTCTTTCTGGTTTAAAGTTTAAAATATCTTGTTCTACTTCTGGCTCTTTACCAAAAGCAGCTTCATCTAAAACATATACCCATTTCTTAACACCCTCTTTTATATGAAATTTTTCTCTACCAATACCTTTACATTTTTGTAACATTTGGTGTGTTAAATCTACAGATAACTTCCACTCTTCCATTTGTAGATGTTTGTAAAATCCATCAAATATAAATTTACGTTTACCATTACCATCACTAAAAGGTCTACCCATTACAATTTGTTTTCTATCTTTTGTAATTCTAAGATTAAAACAAAAGTCTTCTAAGTGAGATTTTAATTTAAATTCTGGTAAACTTTCTTCTGGTGCATCTATTGGTGTAGCTTTTTGTTGTAATGTTCTTATTTGCAAATCCCAATTTTTTATTTTTGGTGGAGTCTTACCTGTTTGTTCTGTTGCTGCTTCTCTTGCTAAATCTTGTTTAACTAATTCTTTTGAATACAATCTTACTTCATCCCCGTTGAATCCTAAGTACCATATCTTTGGACTTGAAGTTACAAACGATAAAGGCCCTAATACCAATTCATTATCTATTCCACCACCAATACCTAATTTTCTTTTTACACATTCTTCTCTGTTACAATATGTTTTCAACCAATCTTGATCACATCTATACTTATAATCTTTCTTATCTCTAGAACCTATTACATTATTAACTTCACTATAACTCATTCCTTTTCCAATCGGTTCAAAAAATTTTTTGTTATAGTCTAATGTTTTATCTTGCCACTCTTCCGGATATCTTAATTTTATATACTTTGTCATATCTAAAAGAACTTCATTCCGTTGACTTTTAGGTACACCAAATTTAGCTAATGCTTGCATACAAGGAGGACCATCTTGAAACCAGTCTCCAGAGTCACCTTCATCTATATTTGATTTTAATTTTTTTAATTGTGCAGGAGTAACTTTATTTCTTTCGTAGTGTTCAAAGAACTCTTCGATCGTGGCGGCGCTGCCATCCTCCTTTATCATGTATCGTTCTGTGCTTTTAGCGTTGTAGTATGGTAAGTTGATCCAACTACCTGCAGATCCTTTTTCTAAATTTAAATATTTTTGAACTGGAAATATTTTATCTGGTTTACAATCACCAAATATATTTTTTATTGTATGTAATTTTTCTCTCAGTAATAAAGCAGGGACAGCTTCTGTTAAAAATATGTAAACATGTATGCCCCCACTTTTGGACTTGAAAGGTATAAAAGGTACGTTTATACTTTTTATTTTTTTAAATAATTCTTCTACGTTTGGTTTGTACTCATCTAAATCTATTGCACCCCACATACAAGTGCTATCACTTCTAATGGGACATAGCCCTAAACTATCTGCTTGAATAGTTTTGTTTTTAGTTTTAACTTCAAATTTTGTACCTTCTAAATGTGCCTTCCACATTTCTT